TCAGCGATCCGCCCGCGAGAGAAAGCCCTGCTTGAACAGGACAACAACGTTCAGCACGCCCATGGCGACCTTGAACAGAAGATACAACCCGGCGGCGACCGCGAAGATCCACCAATGGGCGAAGCACCAGGCCGCAACATTGATGATCGTCTGGAACACCGTCGCGATCGTGCCGAGCGTGTCCTGGGCGGTCTGCAGCGTGTCGTTCGCCTTGCCGAGCAAGCCTGACTGATCAACCCCGCCGCCAATACCGAGCAGACCGAGCAGCCAGCCGATATTTCCGAAACCGTCGAGCGTCTTGATCTGGCTGTTGCCGCTGTCGCGCAGATCCTTCGCTGTCGCATCAGCACGCGCGGCCGCCACACGGCGCGGCCCGGCCGTCAGGAGAGCGGAGGCGAACTCGGCGTCGATTGCTTCCGAGGGCTTCAGCCCGTTCTGCTTGCGGAATTCCCTGATCGCCGATTTCGTGCGGTCGCCCATCAGGCCATCCGGGTTGCCGACTTCCGTGTAACCTTTGCTCGAAAGCATTTCCTGCTGATCATACAGAACAGCGTCGCCGTCGGGATGCAGACCCGGGCGCGCCTTTTCGGGCGTGGTGACGACCGCAGCGTCCTTGCCGCGCAGGACATTCCACAGAGTCGACAAGATGCCTGGACGCTTCACCGCGACCGGCGCCGGCGCCGTCACCACGTCGGACGGCGCGGCTGCGGCCGGTGTAGCCGCCGGTTTGCTGCGGGCAAGCGCCTTGCCGAACACGATGCGCTGCGCCTCGATCCAGTCAGCGGCGGGCCATGGCATCGCCTTGCCGGCCTCGTGCGCAGCCTGCGCCTTCAGGAAAGCAATGCCCGACGGGCCCGACCAGAACGCATCGTTCATGATCGTGTCATCGGTCAGGCCGGGCACCCGCTTTTTGCAGTAGGCAATATAGTCGGGAACATTGTTGCCACCCGACCACGTCGCGATCGCGTCGGCGAAGCGCTTGTTTTTATACTTTGGCGAAGTGCGCCAGAGGTCCAGCTGCGCGCAGATGCCCTGCACCGGGGTGTCAAACACTGCGATATTGTTGCCCTGGCCGGTGCCGTCACTGAGATACACCGTCTGCGTCGATCCCCATTTGAGCGGGATCTTCGCATTGGTGGGCACCGTCGCGCCGCCGGCCGGCCGCTTGCCGGTGCGCCCCCACATGGCGCCGGGGTTTCTGTAGCGGATTGCAGCGGGATCTCGTTTTGCAGCCATGGCGCACCTCGCGGTTGAGGTCGCACCATGGCGTGCGGACAGCGGTGTTAACTCGGCTACTCGGCCGGCTCCCAGAACCACGTCGCTGTCGCCGCTAGCGAGGCTGGGATCATGATGCTCTGGCCAGGCTCCAGCCTGATCGGAATTGTGGAGATCGGACCGACCGCGACGCGTTGTCCGCCGGACGAATAGTCGTGCCAGGCACGCTTCCAGATCTGCAGCGTCGCTGCGTTGGCGCCCAGCGCATCACCGTACACATAGACGATGGCCGCCTGTCCCCATCGGTTTTTGAACCACGTTCCGCGCGGCGGCATCACGGGCTGGACCGACACAGGCGACCCGGGGCCGGGCGGCACTGACACATTGCCGTCCCAGAAACTGCCGTTGCGCACCTTACCGATCAGGCTCTGGTTGTTTCTGCGCAGGATGAGCCCGTGGCCGCCGTAGACGCCAGCAATGTCGCTGTCATGGTTCTTGATGATCGCAATGCGCACGTCCCCGATGAGGTGACCTTCTGCGAGCAGACCTTGCCCGTCGGTGACATCGAAGACCCAGTCGCAAAGCGTCATCGTGCCGCCACTGATCTTGTTGAAGCCGTTGCCGCCAGCGTTCGGATTGTCGCACTTGAAGCACGTGCCAAGAACTTCCCAGTCTACATTGAACCACGTACAGCCGAAGACCGAGCCGTTCCCGGCGATGTGGGTGCCGATCCTCGCATTGCCGTTCGCGCCGTGGAATTCGGTCATCGTGCAGTGCTGGACTTTGTGCGCGGTGCCGTAGAAGTCCGCAGCGCCGCCACCATGCGAAGCCGGCACGCCGCCGCAATTTGCCGTCAGATAGCACCAGCTGGTAACGAGGCCGGAGGTCAACACGCCGATGCTGTTGACGCTAGGCGCACGATTGGCGACGACGATCGGACCGAACCAGGTGCCGTTGAAATAGCAGGAGGTGTTGCCGCTGGGGAGTGTGTCGCCTTCGCCGATGAGAAGTCCGATCCCGTTCGTGCAATAGGACTCCACCGTGAAGCCCGCAAATTTGCCGTAGAAACACGCGTACTGGCCCGCAGACACCGGCCCTGTTCGATTGGTGATCTGAAATTGCGGCGAGGGGACCGACGTATCGATCATGAATGTCGTTTCGCCTTCGCCCGCACCGAGGAAACTGGTGCACACGATGGCGCCGACATCGAACAGCACTTGCTGCGCCCAGCGATACCTGCCAGGAGGCACGAGCAAATATGTCTTGAGCAGCCGCGCCGTGGTGTACGCTATGTTGAAGGCTGCACTGTCGTCGGTCCCGACACCGCGCGAGATGCAGTCCGCCTTGGCGCCGAACATCTGCGGCGTGACGGGCGAGCTCGCCAGCTCCCACCACGCGCCATCCGCGGATTGAAATTTGCCGGCATGCGAAGGCTGCGACATCACGCGCCGATACAAGGCACCGCCATTGTCTCCCGGCACCGAGTAGCCAGCCGTTGAAACGTAGGTTACGCCGGGGCCGATATTCGAGACGCGCGCGGCGTCGCGGCTAGGAAACGCGGGAGACTGCAGGCCCGACACAGCAAGCGCGTTGATCTGCAGCTGCAGCGTGCCGTCGCGCGTGTCGACATATCCTTTCGTCGTCGCATCCGTCGGCAGCATCGGCTCGCCCAGATTGCGCAGCCGCAAGCCGAACATATTGCCGAGACTGGCCAGCGCCGAACTGTTCAGATCGCGCCTTACTTCCTGCAGCGCGAGGACGAGCTTGTCGATTTCCGCTTCCAGCTTTTGCGACTGCAACACGCCGGCGCGGGTGACATCCGTTGTGCGATCGGGGATCCGCACGCCGCGGATCTCCAGCTGGCTGCTCGCCGGCAGGGCGGCGTTCAGCGTCACCATGAAAAGGGCTGGGAAGGCCGTCGACGGTGACGCGGGCGTGACGGTGTACAAATTGCTTTCAATATAGGCTGCATTGCCGCCGCCGGGTGGCGACGACAGGAGCGCGACATCCCGCGCGTCGTAGAGCACGAACGGGATCGGGCCGAAGACAGTTTGTCCCGGGCCGGTGACGAAGCTCACCGTGCGGGTGCCGCGAGGGATCGGAAAGGTCAGGCTCATGGCGCGGATGATCGCCGCGCCGGCCCGGTGTTAACTCAGGGCGCGACCAGCTGAGGTGCTCGATCTGGAACCGGCTCGCCGGGCCGCCACCAGTAGCCCTGGCCATGTTCGCGGAGCGCCTTGCGTTCTTCCTCGCGCCAGCGCCGATGGGCGTTCGGATCGACCTGATATTGCAGCTGATCGAGCACCAGGCGCTTCCATGCGAGCCGCGCCTGCCACGCCGAGGACACGATCGGCATGTAGCGGCCGGCGAATTGCACTGCCTCGCGTCCAAAATTAGTATCTTTGCCGAGAATAGCCTGCCGAGCGTTACCCACCGTCAACTTGAACAGATCTGTCACGAGCCCGATGGTCGGGCCGGCGGCCTGTTCGCCCAGCGAGTAGCCCATCCGGTTGACGTCCGCGAGCAGGAAGTCGCCAAAGATGCCGAACCCGCCGCCGGTAGCCATCCCCTGCAACACGGTAGCCGTGCTCATCTTCTGCGGATCTTTGCCATTGGCAATCTGCTTGAGCTGCGTCGCGACGATGCCGCCAATCGTGAGCGGGATCATCAGCGCCGCCGCATAGCCGATACCCTTGCCGCTGGTGAAGCCGCCTTCCTGGGCGACGGTTTCCAGCTGTAGTGTGGTGAGCGACATCGAGAACGATTTGAACTGCGTGAAGCTCTCCAGCAGTTCGGTCGCGAAAGATCCTTTGGGACCGGCGCCGATCGCAAAGGATTTAGATCGCGCGGTCCCGGTCGGGACCGCACGTTCGGTTTCACCGAGGATCATTTCGAGATAGCGTTCTGCTACCGCGCGATCGGTCGCCGCGATATCGAGAGGGCGCAACCAGCCCGCCGATCCCTTTTGCGGAATATGCGGAGCCACAGCGCGCATCGTGTCCCACTGCGCCGCGTCGAAGCCGTACCCTTCCATCTTTGCTCGCAGCTGCTGCGGCAACTGATCGAAGGTCTTGCCGGTCATGTCGGCAAGGTGAGACTGGAAGTCGAGGGCGAACACCGACCTGCGAGCTTCAGTCATCGGCGCTAGGCCGGTAAGCGACACTGTGCGGTCAGCAAGCCAGCGCGACCAGGTGTGGCCGCCGAGCGTGCCGGCGTAGCGCGCTTCATCACCAGCGATGTGCAGGAACTCTTCCATGATGAGACCGGAGCGCAGCGCCTGGTCGCGCGGCGCACCAGTCATCGCGTCAATCACGCGTGACACTTGCCGCATGATCGGTAGACCGCTCATCATCGTCGAAACCGTATCCGCCCACACCTTCGCGTTGGAGCCCAGCAGATTGCCTGCACCAATGCCGATCGCCCGGCGGGCCGCAGCATCAACCGCAACGTCAGTTGCCGCCGCGGTGATCACAGCCGAGCCGAGCGCCGCCGATGTGATCAAGTTGCGAACATCGCCAGTGAATGTCGAAACCGACTGCGAGATCGTTCGCCGGCCGCGGATGAACCCATAGAGATCCTCGATCCGCTGCGCAGCCTTGCCTCCGAATTCTGACTTTGCGCCGATCGAGAACGTCTTGTCGTGGAACAGGGAGGGGTCGCCGACCATGCTTTTCGCATGCTCGCTCGACACCACCTGTTTCAGCCACTCGACCGTCGCGCCCGGGTTTGGGCCGAGGATCTCCATGTTGGCGATGTCGCCGGCCATTCCTTTGATGTGCTGGAAGATCGCCGCGATCGGGTCTCCGCGGCCGAAATCGCGGGCATAGTCCAACCAGTCGTCGGGGGACTTGAAGTGCAGAAAGCGGTGCTCGGCGCGCTGATTGGCTAAGGCGCCGTTGCCGGTGGCTTGCGCCGATGGCGCGCGGTCGATCACGCCGTCGGTGACAACGCTACGCCAGATCTTGCGCAGGCTTTCGTCCAGCCGGGCAGGGATGAGAGGGCCTCCCGTCAACGGATCCTGCATGCGCGCCAGATCGAGCCGCGGGGAGATATAGGCTTTCCATGCGTCGAAACCGGCCGCCTGCAACGCCCGCGGGTCGTGCCACTGTGGAATATAGCCCCCCTTCAATTCACCGATTTCACCGCCGGCCGCGTTGAAGCGCTCGCGCAGGCGATCGAACGCGCCTGTCACCGCGTCGGCCATCGCCTTCACCTCCGGCTTGCCGGTCGGCTGGCCGAGGATCTCGCGAACCAGATCGGTCTCCGCCGGCTTGCTGTGGCGAAAGCCGGTGATCGAGTTGCGCTCAAAAGCCTGCAGCACGTCCGCCATCTCGCCATGGATGACGGAGACGATCGAGTTGGTTCTACCCTTCACGGACGAGGTCCCGCTGTAGCCGTAGTTTTCGAGCAGTCGCATCGCGCCTTCAAACACATCAGCCTTGCCATCTGGGCCAGTATAGGAGCGAAGATGTGCGGCGATCTCGGTTCGCTTTTGTGCGGAAAGGCTGGCGAGATAGCGCGTGCGCTGAGCGGCCGCATTGAGCTGCTGGGCGAGGGCAGTCTGCGCCGCCGCATTCGGATTGGCATTCCCGGCGGCGGCAAACGCCGCGACATGCGTATTGTAGCGCTGCAGCAGATCGTCCGCCTGCTGTTGCGTGATCTCGCCCGCGCTGACGGAGTTGGTGAGACAGCTCTGGATGGTCATAGCCGGCAGCCCTTGATGAGATTGGCGAGCCCCTCCTGATGATCCGCCATCATGCCGACGGCTTCAGGTGTGGACAGGATCATGGTGCCGTCCTCGCGCATCATCGGCACGAGGTCCATGACGTCGCGACGCGAGCCGTCCGGCATGTCGATCGCTACTGGCGGGTCTCCCGGCGCTCGATCGCCGCCGCCAGCGCCTCGTGGTTGCGCGCCATTTGCTCCGCCTGCTCCGGCGTCGGCGCGTCCGGCTGTCCCGCCACCTGGCGAAGGGTCGCCGCCATCTCGCGGTGCTGGTCCGCCGTCAAAAGGAATGTCCCAGCCATCGATCTCGCTCACTTTCGTGTTCTGGACGCGCGCTGCAGCAACCGCTTCAAAGCGGTCGGCGTCCTCCATAATAGCACGCTCGTAGGCGGAGAGCACGTCGGTCCCGCCTTCCTTTGTCATGATCTGCACAACCCGATCTTCGATCGCCTTGTCGATCTGGAAGGCGTTGTCGCCCGACGTCAGGGCGATGTCGTCATGCAGCTGCGCGATGATTTGATGGGCATCCCGATCCGCGGTATCGCGCTCGATCGGTATACGGTCGAGCTTATACTGGCGCTGCCCTCGACTTTCGGCATCGAGCCGGTCCAGCAGATCGCGCGGAATGAGGCTGCCCTCCGCGCCGGAGACGTCGGCCGCATCGAACATGTAGCCGCGCTCCTTCGCCAATCGCAGGGCATCATCGAGATCGCGGCCGGCGGGCCGGACCAGCGGTCCGAAGCTCGGCACGAATGGCCCCCGCGCGGTGCCGAAAATCGCGGCCAATTCGGGATCCGGTTTTAAGCCGCCTTCGCGGGCGAGCATCTCGAACAGTGACCAGGTTTCTGGGTCCGCTGCAGCGCGGCCGCGGGGCGTTCGCGGCAAGACTGGCGGAGGTGGGTTTGTATCGGATATCGCAGCCCGCCTACGCGCCTCGCCCTCAATTGCATCGGCCGCAACCAGGCGAGCTTCCGCGGGCGTTTCCGGCGCCGCCTGGGCGAGGCGGGCCAGCACTGGTGCGTCCATGCTGGGATCTGGCGACAGCTCGCCCACGACCACGCCATGCTCCGGCGCGGCGCGGCCGGACTGCACCAGGCCGAACGCCTCGTCCGACAGGGCGGCTAGGCGGCCCGCCTGTTGCAAAGCCGGGTCGCCGGAGTGCAGGGCACCCTCAACCAGCGCCGGATCACCACGGAGCGCCGCAACGCCGTCCAGCGGTGTCACGGCCTCATCCATCACGCGCGCTGCAGCTGCGGTGTCGGGCGCCGTCACCGGCGGCGAGGCGACCGGCGGCGGCGGTTCGTTCGCGGGATCCTGCGCATGGCGGATGGCCTGCCGGGCGATCTCGTCGCCGGCGCCGGCCGGCAGACCTTCCGGCGCGTCAGCACGGGCGATGGCGGCGTGGCCGATGTCCTGCTCGGCCATGCCGAGGGCGGCTTTGGTTTCGGGATCGATCGTGGCGCCAAGGCTGCGGGCGGCCGCCTCTACATCGGCCGGGGTGCCGGTACCGTCCATGACGCGCTGCAGCGCCGCGCGATCGGCGCGGTAAAACTCGACACCGCCATGCACACCGCCGCCGATGATGGCGCCGAAAGCGAAGTTCAACCCGACATTTTCCAGCGACGGAACCACACCATTGCGCAGCCCGGCGTCACGTCGCCATTCCTGCACGGCCGGCTGTTCAATGGCGGAGATCCCGGCATTGAGCAGGCCTTGGCGCAGGGCGTTCCATCCGATGCGCGCGATGGCGGTGCCGGCGACGCTCTCGCCGCCCGTGGCGAACAGGGCCGCCACCTGCAGCGGATCCCGCGCGGCAGCGCCGAGGCCACCCACCAGCGATGCGAGGAAACCGCCTTGATGATTTTCCCCGTCATAGTCGGCGCTGATCGCGATCGCGCGCGCCTGGTCCTCGATCGACTGGCCGAAGTCGAGTGCCCTTGCCTTGTCAGGGTGGCTCGACAGAACCTCACCCATACGCTCGTCGAAGATCCGGCGCTGCTGCGCGATGATCGACGCATAGCGGTTGTCCTGCAGATTGCCGGCGCCGCCTTCCTCGTCGACGCGCCGCGAGGCATCGGCGAAATATCCGTCGCGAAACGGGTTCTCGAGAACGACGCCGGTTTGTTCCCGCACGATGGCAATGCGATAATCGGTCGCCTCCGCCATCGCGGCATTCTGCGAGCTGGTGAAGTTGACCAGCCGGTTCTGGCGATAGGCCGCGCGCACGCCAATGATGAAATCCTCGCGGTCCTTTCTGGTCGCATCGAAATCGTTCTCTGGACTGTTGACGCGGTCGAGGCCTTCCAGCGCGGAGCGATTGAGGTCTTTCAGCACCTCAGCCATGGTGGCGTTATTGCCGGGAGCGCCGAAGGTGATATCGGTCTCGCGGGGCTCGGAAAGAAACATCACGAGCCTCCCAGCATGGCGCGCGGCACCCGCGGCGCAAATTTCGTCACAGCCTCGAATGGCAGCACGAACGGCTTACCATCAGCGCCACGCATGAATTGCGGATCCTTCGACATCGGGTCGCCCATAGCGAAGCGATAGCCGCCATTGACGGCGACCGGCACCGCTGATGACAGGTCGCGCGCGGAGTAGGGCTTGCCGTCGCTGGTCTGCGGCGGGGTCGGCAGTGCTTTCAAGTCAGCATCGGTGATGCTGCCGATGACGTCCCGAAACGCTGAGGCGCGCACACCGGATGGCACCGGGACCATGCGCGAGCGACTAAACCAGCCGGTGCGATAGGAGCCGACGCCGCCATATTGCTCGCCGTTGATGAATGTCGCGCCCGCAGCTTCCTGCAACGCACGCTGGTAGATCGTCTCGGCTTCGCCGCCGGCCGGGTCGATGTTCGCGGCATTGATGCGCGTCTTGGCGATGGCGTCCGCCGTTGCTCTGATGCGGCCGCCATCTTCGCCCTGGGCAGCGAAAGCGGTGCCAAAGGTGTCGCGCACCACACGCCCGGCTGTTGTCGTCGGCACGCCCGGCAGATCCTTGCCGGTTTCTTGCCTTATCCGCGCCGCCTCAAATGCATCGCGCGCGGCCGACATGCTGCCACCATTGGCAATGATGTTGCCCGCCTGGGCGAGCAGCGGCGCATCCGACGAGATCTCGCGCAGGATGGCGGGCGCATCATTGCCGGCACCCTTCACCACGGCGCCGGCCAGCTGCAGCGCTGGCGCGCCGCCGCGATCGACGATTTCCTTCAGGCGCTCTTTTTCCTCCGGTCGCAGGAATACAGGCGCCCGGGACAATTCGGTCCCGATCGCGCGCGCCTGGCCGGTCCGGTCGCGGAACTGAGCGGCGAGGGTGGCGGCGTCGCCGGTCTGGGCATATGCCTGGAAATCAAGCGGCGCGATCGCCGGCACGAGACGCTTGTTCTCGGCATAGCCGAGCTGGTCGGTGTCGATCGCCTTGCGTTGCTTTTCCAGCTGCTGCTCGGCGAACTGCACGACCTCCGCGCTGGCGCTGGTGGACCCATCCTTGTTCACCTGGGCGCGCATGCCGGAGACCAGCTTGCCCTGATCCTCGATCGACATCCGCGACATCAAGGCCGCGACCTTCAGCTTCGCCTCGCCGGACTGCAGCAACACCGCGCCCTTCGGCGAGGTTGCGCCCGGCGCTGTCGCGAGCTGTGTCCATTCGCCGGAGGTGACGTTGAAGCCAGATGCAGCACGCTCGATATAGTCGTCGAGGTTCTTGCCGAGCTGGGTCACGCCGGTGTTGATCTCGGTGCGCTTGCTGTTTTGCAGCGCACCGAGATTGGTGTCGAGCGTGGCGTAGCCGTCTGCGCTAAGGCCCTCGAACTTTCCGGCCGCGAATTTCTTTTTGACGTTTTCGCGATAGGTCGCGATATCCTCTGGCGTCTTTAACGCTGCGGCCTGACCGAGCGCAGCTGACACAAGGGCATCATCGCGAAACTTCACCTTCAATTTCGCCCCGTGATCAGCAGACATGCTTTGATTTGCGACCTGCTCGTCGATTGCTTTGGCGTGCTCCGCAATGCTGCTTGCTACGATCTTTGCTGTGTCTGGACCGTTCGGGTCGAGCGCCGCGACCTTCGCGACCGTCGTCTGCAGCGTTGTCGTTTTTTCGATCAGCGATGCGCGGTTCTCGCTATGGGTCAGTTCCTCGAAATTGCCGAGCGCCTTGTTCTGATACGGGATCCGCATGCGCGCGAATTGGGCGTCGAATTCGCCGCGGATCTGCGGGAACACCTTGCCGTCCGGCCCGTCCTGCACATAGCGGCCGCGCAGTTCATCGAAAGCAGCCTTCAGGTTTTTGGGATTGTCCCGGTGCAGTTCAAACGTCGCCTGCATATCGGTGCGCATCTCGGCGTCGAGGCGATTGAGATAGGTCTTTGTCGCGGCATCGTTGAAGGCTTTGCCGCGGATGGTCAGCGATCCGTCCGGCCGGTAATGTGGATCGAGCCCGGCGACATTGCCAGCTTCCTTGCCTTCCTCCCGGGCGAGATCATCGGCGATCGCGCCAGTGGTGGCGGCCACGCGGCCGGCGGCGCTTGCCAGCTCACTCTCCGCAGATCCATCGGCGCGCGAGATCGGGATCAGTCCGTCGGGCAACAGGCCACGCGGCTTGAAGTCCTCGACGGCGACAGACCTTGCAAACTTATTGGGCATCACCCCCTCCGAGCGAGTTTCGCGCCACCTTCGAGGGCAAGCGCCGCAGCCGTGCCGAGGCCGGCTGCACTGGCGCCGGCGGCCTGGGCGCGGTAGTTGGCCGCACGCTCACGCAAGCGCGCGATGCGGAAATCCTGCGTGTCGGCATCGATCGACAGCGCGCGGTCGGCATCTTTCTGCGCCTGCGCGCGCGCGGCTGCCGGCGTGCCGAACGACAGGTCGACACCAGATGCCGCCGCAGCCACGTCGCGGTCGCCGATCGCCTGCGTCAGCGCGGCCTTGATGGAATTGCGCCGATCGGTGCCCTGGACGGTTTCGAGCTGCGCGGAGACGTCCGCGTCGGCGGCCTGCATCGTCAGTGCCTGCGCCTTGGCTTCGCCGGCGCGCTGGGCGTTCAAAACCGACAGAACTGTGGCGCCGCCGGATAGCACGCTCGCAACCGTCGACATGCCGCCGATCGCGCTCAGAAAGCCGCCACTTGCAGCTGCGGTACCGGCCGCACCTGCAGCCGCCGTTCCTGCCGCCGCTGTTCCTGCAGCCGCCGCGCCCGCGCCACCGATCGACGAGGCGAGGGAGCCGATCGCTGCGATTGCCATTTCCATCTCAAGTCCTCGCTTCGATGGTGATGCCGCGCCATGCCAGGAGACCGGGGCGGGTCTGGGTGATGCGAACTTGCCCGGCATCGGAGAAACCGCGCAGGCCGGTGACCGGCACTGTGCGATTGACCGGCGCCTGCGGTGCATTGAGCGGGTCGCCCGCGCGCGCCAATGCAACCTCTTTCGGCGCGAGGCCGTTGGCGCCGACAGCGACGGACGTGGTGTCGATCAGGTCGAGCTTGACGGTATGAACGCGCTTGGGTCGGCGAAGCACGACGCGCTCACTCACTTCCGACGGCAGCGGCAAGGTGTCCGCGATCGGCGGCGTCCATCGGCCGACGCTCACTTGCGTCGCGGACGTGGCGATGTCGATCGCTCCGCCCGCAACCGTGAAGGGCCCCTCGACATATCCATCGGCGACCGCCCACACCGCGGCACCTTCATGTGCACCAAGCCCGGTGATGTGCGAGGTCGGAACCGGAAATGTCTGCTTGACCACATCGTCAAGGATTTCACCGAGCGCCATGCGCTCCAGATGCATTTCCTGCACGCCGCCGACGGTCCGCTCGACGAGCAGGTAAGCATTGTTCTTCCCATTCACCGCAGCGCTGCGCACCAGCCCGGCGGTTTCCCAGCGCGTGAAGCCCGTCACATTCTCGCCGCGCAGCATCGTGCCGAGCGTCATCGTGCCGTCGATGCGGGGCAGCAGCAGGCGTCCGGCGTCGGTCGCCGTCGATGCGCGCTGCATTGCCATCCCGGTCACGTTGCTTGCGATGTGCGATGCCAGCAGGGAGATCGGCGCCGAGACATAGGCTGCCGACACATCGTCATAAGTAGCCGCGTAGATCAGGGCATTGTTGCGCGAGACGTAGAGCAGCGCGCCCTCGTTCTCGACCGCACCGATGCCGGCCAGCGATCCGTTGCGCGACGAATTGACGATCGTGGGGATTGTCGTTTTCGAGAGGGCGCGATCGCTCACATAGTATTCGGCGTCTGACGTGAAGATCACGAGATGGCGAGCACGCGCCATGGCGATGATCCGCTCGGCGCCATCGGTGTCGAGGTTGGTGAGGATGGCGCCCGACGCCGCCACCTGCAGAATATTGCAGTTGAAGTAGTCTCCGGTCACGCTGGCGAGCAGGGCTCCGCGCTTCGACCGGAAACCACCAGTCACCAGGCGGTCCTGATAGAATAGCCCGCAGGCCGCGTAGCCCTGCGACGGGCCAAAGAGGTTCTCGCCGCCTGGGCGGCCGGTGACCTGATGCGACACCGTTGCAGCTGCGTTCGACGTGTTGACCACCTGCGCACTAAACGTCATCACCGAACCGAGATTGTCATCTCCGGTGAAGGTGATGGTGACGGTGCAGGTGTTGGCGCCGCCACCGCCGGCATTGTCGGATATCACGTCGATGCCGGGCCCAATGGAGGGCAGCCCCTCGATCGCAGCCTTCAGCGCCGCGCAGAAGCCTGGCCAATCCGCAGCGCTGCTGGTGCCGCCGACGCCAATGCCGCCGGTTTCTTCGCCGTTGACCGTGAAGTTGAGCAGAAGGCCGGCGCCGCGCTGGAAGTCGCCTTCCTCCATGGGGAAGCGGATATAGACCTGCCACACATCGGCGACCTGATTTGTGTAGACGCCGCCGAGGTCGACTTGCGGATATTCCGTGAACGGCAGGATGTCGAACACCCAGCTATCGTCCGCGCCATCACGGGTGATCCTGCAGGACGGCACGTTCTCGTGAAATAATGTGAGCGTGTCGAAGCGCTGCTGGAAGGTGGCGGCTGCAATGTAATTCGACGAGACGCCTGAGATCGAGCCGCCGACCCAGACGTCATCGCGGTAGAAGTCGATGAAGTTATGCGTAAGAACGGCCTCATAGGTCTGCTCGATCGAGAAGGTGAAGGGGATTACCCGCCCGACCAGGCTGCTGCCCACCTCGGAAAACCCGAACATGTTTTCGATGAAGAAATCTGTCGGCGCCGGCGGCGCGCTGAGTAGCTGCAGGCGCACCATGCGCGTGGTGACAGGGACGCGCGGCGGCCGCGCGGCCGATCGCGTCTTCGCGACGGATCCCGCGCCGAAGGCACTCCCCATCGGGATCCACACGCCGTCGACGAGATATTGCAGCTGCAGGATCTTGCCCAATTCTCGACTGGCCTTGATGCTGCTTACCACCGCAACCGTCAGGGCTTTCGGCGAGCCGAAGTCGACAAGCGCCAGTGTCCCGGCAACAGCGACGCCCGCAGGCGAAGCGCTGACCAATGGCGTCAGCGTATTCAGGCCGCCACGGATCCGCGACACATGCACGGTCCGGGGCGACAAACGAGATCCACCTTGCGCGACCGGCTCGATGTTGCGGCCATAGGCAAGCCCCGCGTAGAACTGTTTCAGATCCGTGCGGCCATGCAGTTCGGGCTTCAATTCCCCCGCATTATTCGATGCCAGATATGTGCCGGGCCGAGCGACCATTTACATGAACCGCGCATCGGTGAGGGGCGTGTTGTGCAGGGGCGCCTTGGCCGGCGCCGACGCGGCATCGGCAGCGATCGCGCGGCCGATGAGACCACCGCGGCCTTGCTCGCTCGGCGATCCTTCACCTTGCTGGAAGAGTGCTTCAGCCAGTCGCTGGTCATGGGTGACCGGGATGCAAAGATCAGCTGCGACGAGACATGTCAGCGCCAGGCGGAAGTCGGGGCGCCACACGATCGGATCTGGCCGGACGGTGACGGTCGCCCAAAGCTCATCACGATCCGCGTAGAGATTGCCGCCCTCGATCAGGAAGTCGCGGAAGGGGTAGTCAGGCCTGCGCGGATTGTCGAGGACACGGCGCGGCTCACCGACCCGGTTGCCTGGCAACGCAAAACCGTAGCGCCAGCCGTTCATGAATTTGGTGTCGGCGGTGACATAGCCGTTCTCGACGGTCTCGCCGACCCGATCGAGCTTGTATGTCTTGCCGGCGAACGTCCAGCCATACATCGCAAGGACGGCATCCAGCCGGTCATAATAGACCGGCACGGTCTGAGCGGCGAGATCGGTATCCTCATCCTCAGCCATGATCGAACCCGCCGCGATGCGCGACAGGGCGTTGTTCATGATTTTCAAGTGATCGATCACATCGGGCATGCGACACCGCCAAAAAAAAGCGGCGGGGCGGAAGACCGTGATGTCAACGCCCCGCCAGTCGAGACCTTCGGGAGGATTAGGTGAAGGTCGCGGCCGCCGTCGTGACCGTCGCCGCGCCGGACGCCGAGGTGACGACAAGATGCGTGGTGGTCGGCGTGCCGCCATTGACGCAGGAGCAGAGGATCTGGTCACCCTTGCGCAGCGTCTTGGTCGCACCGTTGAAGTAGCCGGACGCGAGCACCTGGGTGACCGTGTCGTTGGTGGCGTAGAGAAACGCCGATTTGCTTTCGCCCGCGGAGAACGGAACGGAGGCGAAGCGCATCAGGCTTTGAGCATCGAGAGCCATGGTGATGGTTCCTTGTTGACGGATCGAGCGAAGGCGCGCCGGGAAGATCCCGGCGCGTGGTCATCAGTTGATGGTGAGAGCCTGATTGAGGTTGATGCGGAGGCGGCGCACGCCGGCCGTCTGCAGAACCTTTGCGGCGCCGGACATCACGGTGTTGTAGACCCACGCGGTGATCAGGTTTTCGTAGGTGATCTTGCTGTTCATCGCGAAGTTGGAGCCGAAGCCGACCGTCTTCTTGTTCCAGAGATAGGTGTCGACCTGATTGGTGCTCGGCGAGGTGAACATCTCGTCGGGCGCCTGGAACACGTTGATGCCGTTCCAGAGCACGCTTTCCGTCTTGCCCTTGAACAGCTGCTGCTCGCCGGTGTAGTCGCGATTGTTGAACACCTTGTAGAGCTTGAGCTGTTCCCAGGCCATGGACGGCACCGGCAGGAAGAATTCATTCATCGACATCATGCCGATCGAATTGATCTGCCCCTTGGCGGTGTTGGTCTGGATCGGGGTGATTGCCGCCGAGCCGTCGCCGATGGTCGTGATGTTGCCGGCTTCCGCATCCATCGCTTCCATGATGATGCGGTCGAACTTGCGGCCGAGCGCGTAAGCGCCTGCCTCCTGGATCTTGCCGCGGTATTCCGGCGAGATCTTTTCGGGCTCGCCGTGGCGGACTTCCTCGTAGAACTGCCAATCCGTCATATCGACGTCTTTGGTGGTCTTCGCGAGGTTGGCTGCCTTGGGACGCTCCGGCGTCGGGCCAAAGGGCTGAGCCTCACCGCGACCGATGAAGAAGAACTTCAGCGTTTTGCCGTGGACTTCGACAGGAGCGTCGGTCGTCCCGCGCAGCAGAAAGCCTTCGGACTGCAGGAGGTGAGAGACCTTGTGATCGTATTGAGTGGTGTACCAGTTGGGAGCTTCAATGCTCATGGCGTCCAGATCCTGATGAGGGTTCACAAACCCCGCTATCGGCCGAGTGCCACGCCGCCGATCAGGTCCGGGAATGCCGGAGGGCCAAAGGCGATCGCGGGTCTATCCCTCGCGGTTCGCCGTCAATCTGGATGAGCGCCAACGGTGTTAACTCGTCGCCGGCGCGGCGCCGTTACGGTGCGTAGCCGACCATGCGCTTGATCAATCGCCGGTTGAGCGATGTGGGGATCGTGTATTGCGCAGCGGTGTTGATGCCGGTCACGATCTGCTGGCTGTCATCGTCGAAGGTAAAGACGATCCGGCTCACGCCGGTACGCTGGACGGTGATCGCGTTTGCCGCGCGGGAGGCCGCCGATGCGCCGGATAGCATGGGCGAGCTGGGAGCCGGCGCCTGCTCGTTCTGCGCCAGCCACAGCGCAACGGATCGGGCGCCGGATGGATTGTAAGTCGGCAGCCGTGCCGCACTATCTGCGTTGTCGAGCAAAGCGAAGACAACAGGCCGCGCCGACGTCGTCGCAATAGCCGACACCGTCGCTGAGATCAGACACCAGCCATTGCCTAGCAGACGGGCAGATGTCGACAGATTGCCGGAATTGCTACCGACCGCCCCTGTCGCGATGTTGAAATTTGCATAGGCCGGCGAGACGGCACCTGGCCATGCGATCTGCACCCAATTTGTCGTCTTGGGCTTGACGATGAAACTTTGCGTATAGGGCAGGCCGACCGTGTAGCTGATTGCCGTGGTCTGCTGCACGGCAGGACAGGTGGCCATGCCGATCACGTCGATCAGCGTATCGGCGGTTGCCGCGCCATCGGGGCCCGCGTCCGTATTTGCCATGACGGTGATCGCGGCCTTCGACCACGTCATATCCTCGATCGCCTGCGAGAGCACACAAGCATTACTGCCGGCAGCCTCGACCTGCAGGAAATCGGTGAGCGGCAACACGCCGGAGGCCTTCTTGACATAAAGCCCGGCGGAGGTCTGCACGTACTGATCCGATGCCCGGCTATCGACCAGCTCCTGATCAAAGGCGCGCGGCGACGCCGACCCCGCTGCAAAGTTGAGATCGAAGAGTGGCGGAACCGCGCGCCCTCGATTGGCGCGCGAAACCGGGTTAATACCGAGATTGAGCATTACGCCCCCAATGGAACGCCATGGATGACGCAAGTGCCGGCCGAGCCAGTCGCCCAGACGCGGCGGGTCCAGATCGGCTCCCAGCTCACGCCGGCCGGCACGGTGATGGTCACAGCGTCGGCATCGACGGCAGGCGTGGCGCCATCGCTTTTGAATGCGGGAGTGATTTTCAGGGTCACCTCCGCTGTGCAGGTGATGCGCAATGCGCGCACCACGGTTGGCAGATCCGCGTCGGCCTTGTTCACCAGAACGAGGCCGCGTGCCGGCGCCGAGGCGCGCGCGGCGTTTTCCGAACTGCTGTAGCTCATCGCGAGGATCTCCCGTTAGCGATAGGTTTCGCGGTAGAGGCGGTCGGTTTCGGCGGCGAAAGCCGCGTCATACTCCGGCCCACCGACCTTGCCGCGCGGATCCGAGATGCGGGCTTTCAGATCGGCTTCGCTCGTGCCGCCACCGGCGGCGCCGCCCATGGCGGGCATCGGCTCACCACCCGTGCCGCGCAGCCATTCGATGGCCGCGTGGGCGCGGGGATCGCCGGCAGCCGACGCGGCAAAGAAATCTGCAACGCCCTCCGGCATGGTCTTGTTGGCTTTGGCGCCATCGACCCACGCGATATTGTCCTGGACACGACGCGCGCCGGCGGCCTCACGCTCGGCGTCGGTGCCCGACGTCATGGTCGCCGGCGCCATGTCGCGCAGCATTGCCTTCGGATCGGCCGGCGCCGCGACGAGCTCGCCGTCCACAAAATGCTCGAGCACGGCCGGTAGGAAAGCGCGGAACATCTTGTCCGACATACCGACCTTGTGCGCGATGCCGCGCACGGCGCCATAGACAGGATCCTTGTCGAAATTCTCGACGTAAGGTTTCAGCTTGTCGCTGGCGTCAAAGCCATATCCTTCCGGCTTTTCCGGCACCGAACCGGCCTCACCGATCGACTGACGGGCGCCCTTGTAAGCGCCAAAGACTTTATCGAGCGTCTCACGATCGTTGCTGCCGAACAGATGATCGGGCAGACCCTCCGGCCGGTAGGCGTCACCGGCCGGAGGTTGCGGCGCCGGCACCGGTGAGGGATCCGGTGCAGGCGCAGGGGCGGGCGCCGGAGACGGCGCAGGGGCGGGAGATGGCGCTGGCGTTGGAGCAGGCGCCGGCGGATCATCGGGCGACAACAAAAAGCGAGGCGCGCCAAAAGGCCGCGCCATCATCGAGATTGGGCTAGCGCTTACCACCGCGTCGCTGGCGCCAACGATAGCTGCGGCGCCAGCGACTGCGGCGCCGGGCAAAAAACGGGAGCCCCCGCTAACGCTTGCGCGGGCGCTTTGCTGCAGGCTTGCGGGCTCGCTTCGGACGTGTGGATCGCTCATGGTTTCCCTCTCTCTGTGGTGGCTGCTCGTTTCGCCCCTCGGCGATCCATGCGAGCAGCAGAAACACGGTTGCGGACATGCCCTCGCGAAACTGGCCCTGCGCCAGCACCTGATCGGGCGGCATGCCCAGCTGCGTGATGAAGGTCGGGCGACGCAGCACCGCATCGCACAGCGCTTCGAGCAGTTCTTCGCCTTCGGCGTCACCGAACTTGCGCGCCGCGATCTCGCGCACGCGCTTGGTGTTCTCGATCGCCGCCTGGGCAAACACCGGCAAATCCTTGCTGTCGGCATCGCCGAACAGGCCTTTCAGGATGTCCTTTGCACCGCCGATAAAATCATCGACGGGCTGGGCGTCGCGCGTGCCGAAGCGGCTGGAGGATATCGCGACCATTACGCTGCCTTTGCCTGCTGTGGCTGCTGTTGCGCCGCCGCGATCTGTGCTGCAGCGTCCGCCATTTGCTTCATGAGCGCCTTACGCTCTTTTTCCGTGGTGAGCAGATTTGCGGGGATCTGATCTTCAGCGATCGCCATCAGCGCGTCGTCGACCTTGACGATCAATTCGGCTGCCATTGGCGTGCCTTTGACGGCGACAACCAGCTGGATGAAATCGATGATGCGCGAATGCGCGGCAGCCTTCACCGCCTGGGTGATCGGCGACAGCACGTCCAGCTTGATCAGCAAGCTGTCGATGTCGAGATCCGGCACGCCCTGAATGTTCATGCGCGACAGGATCTCGATCACGCGGCGCACGATGACAGGATGCACCTCGTTGACGATGCGCGCCCACGCACCCATGTAGTTTTGCGAGATGCGCTTCATGCGCGCCATGATCTCGGTCGCGGAAACCGGCGTCGCACCTTTCTCCGGCAGGCGATCATCGCCGAGCATCGACTGCACCTGCAGGCGCAGTTCCTGCGTGATGAGCTGGCCGACATCGATTTTGCCGGCAGCCGCGTCGAGGCGAGTGACGTCGGCGCCGAGCACGCCACCCGTTGCCTGCATTGGCCAGAACTCACCGGGGCCGAAGCGGACCGTGTCAGGGTTGAACGTGCCGCCTGGCCGATAACCCCAGATGCCGAGCATCTGGATGGCGGCGGACTTCAGCGTCAGCTCGACGGCCTTGTTGAGGGTCTTGATCGTTGGCAGCGCCAGCAGGATCGGGCCGCGGCCATAGGGCTCGCCGGGCACACGATGATAGCGCGGCACCGCCATCGGCTGCGTTTTGTACTCGTCCTGTTTGATCGGCCGCTCGCAACCGTCAATGAACGCTATGAATGCCCAGCGGCCGGTTTTCGGATCCCGCACGAAGTCCTGCCGGATGAGGATCTCGTCATCCGGCTTTTCCTTGAGCTGGTCCTTGAAGGTCTGCGGGAAGTCGCCGTCTTGAAACGCATCAGCGATGGCGCGGCGCGACAGGTTCGATTTCCAGTAGATCCCGACCACCTTGCCGAAGGCGTCGACCTCGATCGCCAGTTCGTCGAAAGGAATGCAGACGAAGCGTACCGGGTTGGTGCTATCGCCCTGGACAGGAAACAGCGCGCCGGTTCCGACCAGCAGATCGATGCACATCTCACTGGACGCGGTATCGAATTCGCCGGTGGTGAAGAACGCGGACACGATGCTGGAGATCGCCTGCAGCTCTTTCTTGAGGGCGTCAAGCTGCGATTTCGACATGCCAATCTTGGCGACCGCGCCGGGCGCGAGCTTGAAGAAATCCGGCGGGAATAGATCCTGATGCAACTGGCCGGCGGAGCGGAACGAGCTTTCGATGGCGGTTGCGTCGAATACGCGCTCGATCCGGTTTTGCGCTTTGCCGCCGCGTGAGGCCGGACGACGGAACGGGATGGCGAACTCATAGGCATCGTCATAGAATTTTTGCCACAGGTCGCGATCGGCCCACGCCTTATCGGAGCGCCGCCGATGCGCTTTCAGTTCAATGTCGGCAATCGTGCGACGTTTCTTCACGATCAGTTGCCGCCAAGGCTCGATGACACGCCGCTCTCGCCAGTGGCGGCGAGCAGCAGTCGGCGACCTTTCGGCGCGCGACTGGCACGGCCGAGCTGCTGATCGGTTTCGGCTTCCTGCCCTTGGACGTCCTGCCGGGAGCGGGCGAGGGCAATCTGCTGTTCCTCGCGCGACTTGCGCGCCTGGGCATCAGCCGCCGACGTGTCCGGCCCGCTGAACAGTGATCCGATCCCGTCGATGAATTTGGACATGTGGGCGGCCCTCGAATTCCCATTGATCGAACGGGCCGATGGAGCCGAGCCGGACCATGTCGCAGAGCGCCGCGAGCCGGGCGCCTGGTCGATGGCCGCTCCGCACCATGGCGCGAACACGAACCGGGGCATTCAAGGCGAGCCGCGCCCGCGTTAACTCGGCGGCGCGCAGGAAGGGCAGCAGGTGTTTTTTGAACTCAGGGCGGCAAGCGAATGCCAGTTCGACATAGCGCTCGCCGGGAACGATCGGCGGCAGTGGATAGAACAGGGCGGCCGCCATCAAGCGGTCGCCGGCGTACCAGCCCTCGATTTCCGACCGGGCGATCATCACGATCGCCGACTTGGCCGCGATCGGCTTCATGGGCGCATTCGCCATGTAGAGATCGAGAACGTCGGAAGCCGGCGGAGCAAGGCATGACCTCAAGGTCATAAGTTGAACTCCCGGGACGGGCCGCGCCCCGATGAGATCGGCACGACATTGCCTGGACGGCCCGCGCGCGCCGCATCGTTGATGATGCCGGCGTGGCCGCGGGATCCGTAGCAGACATACTGCCCGGCCTCGTGCGGGTGCGAGACCGCGTTTTTGCGGAAGGCGATGCGGTCAGTTGTGTCGTGCCGGTTCTTGTCCATGACAAACCCGCCCTGGAAGCCGCGCGTGATCAGCTTCATCGACTTGCAATGCTGGAAGTAGGGCAGGCCCTGATCATCAAGACCACGGCGGATAAACCAGTCCACCGACTCCTGCCGCATGCTGGGATCATTGCTGTCCGTTGGCAGGATTGGCACGCCCAGCGCCTTACCGACCATTTCGGGCATCGCCAGCTCGCCAGCGGTCCGATCGACGCCGTGGAAAGCCGACGGGTCACACCACCCCATCAGCACTGGCAGGCCGCGATACTTTGCCTGCAGATGGTCCACGACATATTCGGTGAAACGGCCGGCGCCAGTGCCGGGATCCGTGGTGAGCTCACTCAGCCACAGCATGCGGCCGGTCGGCGTGTACTGCGAGACGATCAACGCCGGGGTGCCGCCGCCGTCGAAGCCGAGCCGCAGCGGCAGATCGAGCGGCTGCATGATCTCGCGGGAGCAATGGATCGCGTGATTATAGCCGGGATAGACCAGGGCGCCGTCGCCAACCAGGCCGAATTCGGCATCCACCATGCGGCGCTTCTTGTCGGCGGGGAGCGTCTCCGCAAGGCTCACATAGCTTTCGCGAGTGACATAGCGCCGGTTCTCGGCATTCTCGGCCAGGCCGCTCGGCTGCCGATGCAGCTTGTAGCCAGGCCGGGGCTTTTCGATGAAATCGCTGTAGACATAGTTCGAGATCAGCGGCGCATTGAGGTCGCCCCACACGCTGCCGGGTATCTCCGCATTCGGATCCGCAAGCATGGCGCGGCCGGGATAGCGCCCTTGGGCGACACGCGAATAGATGAAGCTGGGCACCTCGCCGTCGAGCAAGTCGGCTTCGGTGCACCATCCAAAATTAATCTGGTAGCCGCGCATGCGGCCTTCCATCGTGTCCTTGGTGATACCGAACCCGTCGATGATAATCTGGATCTCGCGGCCCTTCGGCGTGAGGAACCGCAGCACGATCTGCAGCGGACGGTCCTGGCCGCCGCTCCAATGCACGCCCGGCGCGCCCGGCTTGAAGAACTGCTGCAGGCTAGGCACCGCCGTCTTGTAGAGATCTCGCAGGTTCTCATGGACGACGCAGCCGCGGACGCGGATCACGCCATCCTTGCAGGGCGGCATGCGCAGCGCGAAGGCGAGGATGCGGAAGACGCTGCAGGTGGTCTTTGCCGATCCAACCGGGCCCATGATGAATTCGATGGGCTTCATGCCGTACATGTAGGCCTCACCAACCGGACCCGGTGCGTCCATCGAGATTAGGTTGACGGCTTCGCCGGTGAGCTGCGGCAACTGGATGCCGGACGGCATCGAGAATTCGTTCGGGATCTCCCACTCGCTCATCGCGCCATCCCCACGCCCCGCATGGCGCCGGCGTTTTGGGTCCGCCCCCGTCGCCCTCGCTGTTCGAACCATTGGTCTCGCGGCGCGTGCGCGTCGAAATCGGAGTGAGTGTGCATAGGCACCCCCGGGGAGGGGGAGGGCCAAGTGATTTTCCAAGGCCGCCCGGCCAGGCGCGCGCGCGCGAAGGGCGCCCGGGGGGAGGCGCGCAACACGCGCCGATCGCGCGCGAGGCCGCGCGTCCCCCGATAAGTTCCCATTAACGGCCGTGTGTCGATTAGCTCAATGATATCAATGGCATCAATCATCGTGAGACTTTCCGTCGTGAGACACTTCGCCGTTGATCGTGTTATGTTGTTGATCTTGCTTGGCTTTCTGCATCGCCTCGATGCGGTCTTCGAGGCCGACGGAATTGACCTGAACGTTGGTGGTCGAGCCGGCCGCGCCGCCCATGACGAACACCGGCAATACGTCATTGCCTTTCTCGTCGACCGCCACGCGCTTGCTGTGGCCGTAGGGCAGAGCGCTCTCGCGCAGCGATGCCTGGAAGCGCACGACATCCATCACGGTGGCGCCGAGCTTCAGGCCGCAGTCGCTGGCGATTTTGCGCAGATCCGTGATCAGATCCTTCGTGTTCGCATTGCCCATGGCGATCTGGGCGATCAACGGGTCGCCATAGCGCGACACGGCCGCCTGAAACGTCTTGTTGGTTCGGATATTCACCGAGCCAGCGGGCCGCCCTCTCCCTCGCTGGGCTGTCATTGGTATCGCGAGCGGTAGCAGATCGTCGATCGCCAGCGTCTGCTGCGCATCCTGCGCCGACATCGGCAATGCCGACGCCTGGTCGCCGCCAGTCGCCGCGTGCGCGCCGATACACGCCCTCGATCCTGCCTGATCTCGGTCCTGATCAGCAGCCATGACGACGCGCCTGATTATTTAATTCGGAGTTTTTGGCCGCGACTGCATCCGCGTCGGCGCCGGTTACAACAGTGCCCGCCTTGTAACCTTTTTGTAACCGAGATTTGTCAATAAATTCAATCATATAACCCTCATGGTTACAAGTTACACGGTTACAACACACTCCCTCGCGCGCGCGTGCGCGCGTAGGTGCGAAGCCTGCGAAAATCTGTAACTTGTAACCTTTGGGGGTAAGTCGCTGATCTCGCTGAGGAAATCCGGTTACAACGAGGGTTACACGCTGTAACCGTTGTAACCTCTCCCGGTCCCGCATCACGCCATATCCGCTCGTTTCGCACGGTCGCAGCGGTGTTAACTCGACAGAAATGGGTCGGGGTCGGGGCAGGGCGAGGGCGCGGGACACAATGGTGGCGGCGACGGGCGTGGGGCGCTGATGCATGGGCTCAGTTCTGTCGAGGCGGGAGAGATGATGCGGACGCGCGCGAGCGCGCGACGTGCGGCCGTGCTGTTCGGCGCTGACGCGCCGGCACGGTCCGCGGTCGTGGTGAGGCCTCAGCCTCACAGCATGCCCAGGGCTTGCAGATAGGTCTCAAGGATGGTGTCGGCTTCGGCACGCTCGTTCGCGTCCATCTTCCGCAGTCTGATTAGCGTCTTCAAAGCCTTGACGTCGTAGCCATTGCCCTTCGCCTCGCCGTACACGTCAGCGATATCGTCGCTGATCGTTTTCTTTTCCTCCTCCAGGCGCTCGATGCGCTCAACGATCGCTTTGAGCTGGTCTTTCGCGAAACTATGCGTGGCCTGGTCGTCGAGGACGGCCGCTGCTGATGTCGCCACTCTCGTTCACTTTCTGCCGGCATCGCCGGCGGCTTGATATGCGCGAGATCCGCTCGCGCTCGGATGGGGGATGGGTTCGCATGCGGGCCGCTGCGCAGCGCTGAACGGCTTGCCGCCGTTGCGCTGCCACTCGGTCCAGTGCGGCGGAAAATTCGCGGGCTCGTGCCGCGTGATCATCCACAGGCCGCAACGCATGCATTGCCGCTGCGTGCGCTCATGATCGCGATTGCGCTCGACCCACTTGTGACGCTCTACAGCCATAGATCCGCCTCGCATTCACCAGGCGCGAGCAGCGGTCGAGGCGGCGGCGGGATCTCGCGCGTGATCGGCGGCTCGTCGCAGAACATGTCGTACATGCCGAAGGTCTTGCGGCGGATGATCTTCAGTTGCTGATTGAGGATCGGCGGGATCGCCTGCAGATGCTCCGGCCGCACGCAGCGCGTAACGAGCAGCGGATCCGGCGCCCAAGCGGCGCACATGTGATCGACATCGTAGCCAAAAGGTATTGGCCCGATGAATTGCTCATGGATATATCGATGCGCCGGCATCACCAGCCGGGTGCCGGGCCGCAGGATCCGCCCATATGCGCCGCGGCCGAGGTGATCGCCATAACCGTCATCTCCGCCGGCCCAAAGGTAACAGCCTGATGGGCAGACAACGACGCGCTCCATGAGGTCATCGAGCGTAAGCAGATGGCGAGAACGCTTCATGACTTCAGCCGCCTACCGCTGGATAGCCGCTCCCGCTTTGTCACTTTCTTGGGCTTTAAAGGCTTCTGCAGCGGCAAGCCCCAGTCGGCATCCACAAATTCGGCGCCCATGCGCGCAAAATTGTATTCCTCGTCATATTCGATCTCGAATTCGAGGCAGGCCGCCGGCACTGCGCGCCGGCGCGGCGCGTTAGACATGGCCCATCGCATGCGGAACGATATCCGCGCATTTAACAACGCTAACGTCTCTCTCGCCTGCATCATGACCAAAGCCCCGTGGCGACACGCTCCACCATTGCGGCGCCGTCATCGAACGGCGACACGTCGAGCGACAAGATCCTGTTGGCGCCGAACTTCTGACCCCGATTGTGCTCGGCGACCAAAAGCCTGACGCGCTCGGCGATCTGATCGCGCCGTATGCTGCGCTCGATCAATGCAACGATGACGCTCTGTGCTACGTCGTCACCGGCCTCTGGTGTCAGCCAACGCGGCACCATCGCGCGAATGGCCCGGTATTCGTTCTCCCTGTGGCGTTGCTGAGCAACCGCCCTGGTGCGCATCGCTCGCTCGTGGCCGCGGCTGGAATACTCGGCCATCATCTTATCGAAGGCCGGGTCGATCATGCGCTGATGCTGCATGTTCTGATGGCCGGTCACGTAGAGTGATCCGCCATGAAAGATGCGTTTCATCGAAACGCCTCGGTGAACGAGCTGGGTGACCTTCGCCACCTGGTCGGCGGTCATTGGGCGCACAACGCGCGCCGCAAGCCGAGCGCAGGTCCTGCAGACGCGGCCTCGGTCGCCGTTGCGATAGGTGCGAATGAAAACGTTGTCGCCACTGAGCTCGTGGCCTCGGACACAATGCGTTTTTGCCGCGACCTTGCGCGCTGCAGCGATTTTCTTCTTGCGATCGCTATTCGCCTTCGAGATGGCGCGGATCTCGGTCGCTGCCTGAGGATATTCTCTCTCGAAGCGACCGAACCCGGTGAACGTCCATCCGCCGCTATCGATCACGTCCTTGAGCGTTTCCCCTGCTCGGACGCGCTCAGCAAGTGCGGCAAACCTCTCCGCCCGATAGACGCGGCTGCGCTCCTCCTGTCGCTGCAGGTACGGCGTCATCGATCGACCTCCCGCCGCTGACGGACAAATAGATGCATCACACGCTCTCCATCGCTTGGGTGTGTTTGTCGTATGCTGCGAGATCGACCAGCAGGCATCGCTCCGAACTGCCGTTGATCTTGTGGACGTGTTTGAGATCCGGCGAGTTACGGATCACGATGTCGAGCGGCGCCTGTTTCAGCGCAGCGAACCAGCCGCCTTGTCGCCATTTGCTGTCAACGAAGATCCGCTCGATGAACGGACCCTTTGGCGGCACCGCGAGCAGCGCGCGCTTCTTGCTGTGCGGCGCGGCGGGATCGGGCACAAGTACGAGCTTACAGCCGGCGAGGCGCGCGGCACCGAGTGCTTCCTTTTCGTCGTAATCGACGCCGTGCGGCGCCTGCATTTCCTCGATCGCGTAGCCCAGCGACATGCGCTGCCCCGACTTCATGATGTCGAGCGGCGAGGCCACGAGATGCTCCAGCGCACCGCGCCAGTTCTCCAGCTGCTCGGCACGCTCGTCGGCCGTGGCATCGGCGATCATCGCGCCCATGCGCTCCGCCTCGGTGATCGGCATGCCGATCTCTTCCATGTCGGCGGCGCCGAGCAGCATCTGTGCGATGGCAAGGAACGTGCCGTAGGTATCCTGCGAGCGACCGGAGAGGCCTCCTTTCTGCAGCATGCCGCGCCAGTCACCATGGATCCGCGCATAGTCCGG